GCGTGCCTCACCTGGTGCGCAGAGAAGCCAAGTCAATTACCCAATGGCCGGTCATTGAATGGTCATTGACGCCAACGCCTGCCGAGCCACGCACACTGGGTGTGGAGCGTATCAAGAGCATGGCAGACACAGAACAGAATGAAACAGCCGAGACGGCAGTGGCACAGGTAGAGCAATCTACGCTACCCGTAGCTGTGACAGATATCGACAACAACAACGAACAGACGCCGGTTGACCCGGCAGGAAAAACAATCATGACTCTCGAAGAGATGGCTGCCAAGTTGGCGGCACAAGATGCAGAAATCAAGGCGCTGCAAGCTGCGCAACCTGCCACCAACACGGCAGGCTTCCAGGTTGCCGCCCCCGCTGTCATCACGAGCGAGACCCGCAAGTATGACAACGTGGAAACTGGCGACTTGGCACTGATGATTGAAACGCTGCAATCTGCCAAGACCATCGGCCGCTCCAAGGCGGGCGCCTCGGCTGATGCTTACAAGGCTTTGGCCATGCGCCTTGAATCTGCCGAGACCGGCAAGAGCGAACCCCTGAGCATCGCTGCCAAGTCGTTCAAAAGCCGTGGATTGAAGGCGAATGAACTCAACTATTCGACTCTTTCCAGCTATGGCGATGAATGGGTAGGCGTTGCCTACAGCGGTGTTCTGTGGGAATCGATTCGCCAAGCAACCCAGATTGTGTCCATGCTGCCGACCATCGAAGTGCCCCAGGGCGCCGAGTCGATTGTGATGCCTCTGGAATCCACTGACCCGATCTGGTACAAAGTCGCACAGGCGACCGCCATGTCAAGCAATCCGGGTGGCATCGCCACGAACACCGTGACGGCTTCCCGCCTTGGCACGGCTTCCTCGACCATGACTCTCGCCAAGTTGGGCGCTCGTGTCATCTGGACTGGCGAAATGGAAGAGGATAGCATGGTTCCGTTTGTCTCCGAACTGCGGCGCCAACTCATCACATCCGGTGCGGAATACCTGGAGGCTGCGGTTATCGACGGCGACACCGACGCCAGTGCAACCACGAACATCAACTATATCGTTGGCACGCCCGGTGGAACCGAGTATTTCATGACGGTGAACGGATTCCGCAAGCTGGCCTTGGTGACGAACACCGCCAACAGCCGTGATGCCGGTGCGCTGACTTCGGCCGATTTCCTTGAAACTCTCAAGTTGATGGGTACGGGCGGCGTCAACGCTGACAAGAACAAGACCGGGTTCATCATCAACAGTGCGGTTCACTGGAAAGCCATCGAACTTGCCGACGTGAAGTCGAAGGATATCTTCAGCGCAGCCACTATCGAAAACGGTTTCCTTGCGGCTATCTACGGCTATCCGGTCTATATGTCGCACCACATGCACAAGGCGGCTACAACCCGTCTGGCACTGGCAAGCGGCAAGGTTGACGGCGCTACGCCGACCAACGGCACGACCGGCAGTATCTTGGCGGTTCGTTGGGACCAGTGGCGGTTCGGCTACAAGCGGCGCATGACCATTGAATCGACCCGTATTCCTGCGGCTGATTCGACTGAGATTGTGGCGCTGATGCGGTTTGGCCTTGTCAACCGTGACACCGAAGCATCGGCAATCAGCTACAACGTGACGGTCTAGGAGGTACTGATGAGTACGAGTGGACTGTTGAATCTCAAGAGCGGCGACGCCTTGACTGCTGACATTGCGGACCTGACCGCCACTGCCACGGAAATCAACCGTGCAGCGGATGTGTCGGCACGAGTGCAGGAGTTGACGGCAACAGCAGCGGTGACGGCAGGTGTGCAGTCGTTGGAGTTGAACCACGCATCTACCATCATTGCTGCGACGATTGCAAGCACACTGAACCATCCCGGTCTCTTCGTGGTGAAAGACACCTCGGCGACCGGTACGGCTGCGCACACGGTGACGATTACGACCGGAACCTGGAACGGCACCAACAAGATCATCACGCTGAATGCGCTGAATGAGGCGTTGGCTGTCTACTTCGATTCGGCCGGTAACGGCACGATCCTGGTGAACGTTGGTTCTGTGGCTCTAAGCGGTTGATTCTAGGAGTATCAAGGTAGAAATGGCGTACGCAACGGCGACACAAGTCAAAGCATATCTAGGTCTCACCACTTCAACAGATGACACGCTGATCGGCACTCTGTTGCTGGCTGCGCAGTCAATGATTGAGCGTGCAACAGGCCGGGTATTCGAGGCTGAGACGAACACGACACGCTATTTCTACCTTGATGACCTGGACCGCTATTCGGGTGTCCTGTGGTTCACTGGCGACCTTTGCACGCTGACAACCGTAACCAACGGTGACGGTGCATCTGTAACTGTATCTGATGTGCAGACCCTACCTGTCAACTCGACACCATGGTACGGTCTGCGCATCAACCCGGCAGTTGGGACGTTCACAAGTGGACCAACCACAGATGAGCGGATAGCCATTACCGGCAAATGGGTATACAGCGCATCTGCACCGGCTGACATTGTGCAGGCAACAATCAGAATGACAGCGTTCCTGTACCGGGCACGAGAGAACGGCGGCGACACAGACCGCACAGTCTTTGCAGGTAACGCCACACTGTCACCACAGGCGTTGCCTGTTGATGTACAGGCGGTTGTACGTGCTTACGCTATGGCGGTGACTTCATGACGTTAGCAACCACTGTAGCGGCTCTGAGCGGTTTGTCAGTGACAGGTGTCACCACGGCACGAACGGCGCCACCGCAGACAGTCAATGCCGGGGAGTTGCCGCTATCCTTTCCACGGATACCAGATATCCGGGATGGGGTACTGGCCTTCAACGGTGACAACGGGCTACCCGTTTATACCGTGGAACTTGTGGTACTCGTGGCGCCGATTGCCAGTAACGTCTATGCTACGTCGTTTGCCACCTGCCTGACCATCATTGACAACATCATGACGGCTCTTGAGGCATCGGTGATTGCTAACGGGTGGAACGAATGGGTTATCCGACAGGAGTACGCCACGGTAGGCGATGCGCAATACTGGTCCATTGTGGCCAAAGTGGAGGCTAGTTAACCATGCCAACGAAAGGCAGTGATGTGAGGATCTTCGTAGATGAATTCGATTTCTCCGGCTCTAGTTCGAGCGTGGAAATCAACGCAGCCGTTGGCGTGTTGGACTATCCGGTACTCAACAGTGCCACGGAAGTCACCGAACCTGGTACATCCATGGCCAGCATATCGCACAACGGCTACATGACAGGGGCAGCGGCGGGTAGCCTTGAACCTGAGATGTATGACCGCCTTGGCACTGGTGACGCCGATGTGTCGGTGATTCTCGGTGTCTCTGCGACTATCCCAATCGGGTATGTGGTAGCAGACACCTATGCCGACAGTCTGAACGTCAACATGCCGGTCAAGGAACTCATCACCATCAACGGCAAGTGGGCAGCGTCGGATGTGTTTCGGCGGGGTGTGGCTCTACCTCTCACCGCAGTCACGGCAACAGGGGCGCAAACTGGCTATGATTCGACTGCTACTGGGTCTGCGGGTGGCTTTGCGGTACTTCACATCACCTCAATCACTGGTACTGCAACCAGTGCCACTGTCACGGTTCAGGGAGCAGCCGCAAGCAACTTTGCATCGCCAACAACCTTGGCAACCTTGACATTCTCGGCGGTCGGCTCACAACAGGCAACATGGAGCGGTGCGACTGGCCGCTATCTTCGATTCAACGTTACAAGTCTCGGCGGTGCGACAGGTTTTAGCATCGCAGGGGTTATCTGTTCGACCGGTGTCACCGGGTAAGGAGTTTGAACTATGCCAGCGAAGGGCATGGGTAACGTCACTGTTACCTACAATGCGGTGGCTCTCACCAACTACTGCAATACACAACAGATGGATGCCGTAGTAGCGGCCATTGACACCACGCACTTCGGTAGCACGGCTGAAGAGTCGACACCCGGTAGTGTGAAGTGGAAGGTGGATCTTGGCGGGAACTGGGATATTGCCTTGGATAACGTCTTTGGGCCGGATTCCGTTTCACCGCCTACGACCAAGCGGGCGCTTGTGGTTGTCTTTGGTCCGGTGAGCAATCGTGCTACCTACACTTGGGCGAGTGGTTCGGCGTTTGTCAGCAAGTACAGCATCAAAGCCGATCCGAAGGGCATGATTACCTGGTCTGGTACGCTGGAAATCAGCGGCACACCGACACGGTCGTAGCCTATGCCTAGCGACT